AGTTACCGATATTCCAGAATATGGCGCTACTGACACTGAGCCTGTTTTTGTTCCCGTTCCTGAAGAAGACGCAGGTGGCGGCGGAGGTGGAGCATCTGCAGCACAGCGCGAGCGCGAAGCAGAAGCGCAACGACAGCGTGAAGCAGAAGCGCAACGACAGCGTGAAGCAGAAGCGCAACGACAGCGTGAAGCAGAAGCGCAACGACAGCGTGAAGCAGAAGCGCAACGACAGCGTGAAGCAGAAGCGCAACGACAGCGTGAAGCAGAAGCGCAACGTCAACGCGAAGCAGAAGCGCAACGTCAACGCGAAGCAGAAGCGCAACGTCAACGCGAAGCAGAAGCGCAACGACAGCGTGAAGCAGAAGCGCAACGTCAACGCGAAGCAGAAGCGCAACGTCAACGCGAAGCAGAAGCGCAACGACAGCGTGAAGAAGCACAACGTCAACGCGAAGCAGCCGAAGCTGAAGCTGAGCGCCAGCGCCGCGCTGAAGAACAAGCACGTCAACAGCGCGAGTCTGCTCGTCAAGAGCGCGAGCGTCAAGAAGCAGAGCGCCAGCGTCAAGAAGCTGCACAACGTCGTGCAGAAGCAGAGGCGGAAGCACAGCGACAGCGTGAAGCAGAAGAAGCAGCTAGGCAGCGCCAAGAAGAAGAGCGTCGTCAGCGAGAAGCAGCAGAAGCGGAAGCACAACGACAACGTGAAGCCGAAGCAGAAGCGCAGCGACAGCGTGAAGCAGCAGAAGCACAGCGACAGCGCGAAGCAGAAGCACAGCGACAGCGCGAAGCAGAAGCACAGCGTCAAGCCGAAGCAGAAGCACAGCGTCAAGCCGAAGCGGAAGCACAGCGTCAAGCCGAAGCGGAAGCACAGCGTCAAGCCGAAGCGGAAGCACAGCGTCAAGCCGAAGCGGAAGCACAGCGTCAAGCTGAAGTAGACCCTGAGCATCCATATCGTTATGAAGGCGATGGGCGTTTTGTTAACGTATTAACTGGCGAAATTATTAATCGTGACGTACCCGATACGTTTGTTGTTGGAGACTTTTACGGGTTACCAGAAAACGTAGAAGAGTTTGACCCGGAGCAACAAGAACAGTTTATTATTGAGTATCAGGCAGAACAAGAGCGCTTGCGCAAAGAGAGTGCAGAAGCAAGAGCGGCTCGTGAAAAACAAGGCGCAGAAGATTTAGTTGTTATTGGGCCAAGCCCTACAGCTCAACGTGATGCTGTTCTTGCAGAGGTTGCTAGGCAACAAGAACAACAACAGCAAGAAGAAGAAGTTGTTGATGTGTTTGGTCCTTCCGATTTAGAAACGGATACGACTGCCGCAGAGCTACCTACGGATGAAGTTGTAATTGAACAACCTGTTGAACAAACGCCTACCACTACGCCTACCACTACGCCTACCACTACGCCTACCACTACGCCTACCACTACGCCTACCACTACGCCTACCACAGGCACTACTGGCACTACGGGCACTACGGGCACTACGGGCACTACGGGCACTACGGGCACTACGGGCACTACGGGCACTACGGGCACTATGGGCACTACGGACGGAGCTGCTGAAACCGGGCAAGATGAAAGCGTTGACGTAGGCGGTGAAGGCACCGGAACAGGTACCGGCACGGGTGCAGGTCAAGGGCCTGGAGAAGGAACCGGAACCGGAGGCGGAACAGGCGCTGGCGAAGGTACGGGAGAAGGTGACGGTAGTGGCGACGGTATTGGAATTGGTGTTGGTGGAATGATGGCCGCTGCAGCAGGCGCTTCGTTTGAGCCTAAGTGGACAGAACTGTTTAAGTATACAACCCTTACGCCTTATCAAAAGAAAACATTAGCGCCATACGTTGACTATATTGCACAAGCACGTGGTATGGCTGGACGAGGAATGTTATCATGACGTATTTGGAAGCAGTGAATCAAGTGCTGCTGCGCCTCCGTGAAGATACCGTAACGGACGTAACGGGTCTTGATGATCCAGTAGCAGAGATGGTTGTATCGCTTGTTAACGATGCCAAGCAGATTGTTGAGGATGCACACACATGGAATGCGCTGCGCTCTGACTGGGCCATTACCACTGCCGCTGGTGACAATCTATACAGCTTGACAAATGCCGGAAATTATGGTAAAATAGAGTATATCGTTAAGGATGACGGAACGGAGCTTACGGAAGAAACGCTTTACAGCTTGCGCAAACGACAAGCCGCTTCGCCCGCCGATAACAAACCAAAGTATTATGCTGTTAACGGTACTGACGCTAGCGGCGACATTCAGCTACAACTATTTCCGCAACCTGACGCAGCATACAACTACACCGTATATGGTTTTAAGCGTCAAGCTGAGCTTAGCGCAGCCGCTGATGTTCTTCTTGTGCCCTCTAAGCCTGTTGTGTATATGGCGCTAGCTATGGCGGCACGCGAGCGTGGCGAAGTAGGCGGTCAAACGGCAGCAGAATTGTTTGCTTTAGCTAATGCGTATTTGTCAAACGCTATTGCGTGGGATGCTTCGCTTAACGATCTTGACAACATTTGGGCTACTGTGTAATGGCACAGCAACAACAGAATATTACAATCTCAGCACCGGGGTTTCAAGGGCTGAATACGGAAGACTCTCCGCTTCAGCAAGACCCCGGCTTTTGTGTGGTTGCAGATAATGCTGTTGTGGATAAGTTTGGTCGTATTGGTTCGCGTAAGCCTTGGACGGAGTTTACCACTGCGGTTAACGTAACGTATAGCGCAGCGGTTGGTGTAGTGGACACACAGATTAAAACGCACCGTATTGGTAATGGCGATATTAATGGCACAAACTACGTTCTTGCTACTGTTGGTGTGTATCAATACGACGCTTCTAACGTACTGTTACAAGAAGATTACTTTATCTGCAAGCTTACCACGGCTGTAGGCCCTGTATACGAGCTAGACGAAATTAGCTACCCAGCTTTAGGTACCGCAAGCGCGCTGGCTGATGCTAAGATTGTTAATTTTAACGACAAGCTTTACATCTTCAGCGCTACTAATGAGTGCCTTGTATACGACGGCAGTACCATCACTAAGCTTTTTACCGGTACCAATGACGTAGACTACATTAAGCCTCAAGACGATACTGGCGTGCTTGCTGCTGCTATTGATGGCGATGTTGCTGCCGCTGCGTTTGGACGTTTGTGGGTTAGCGGCGTTAATGGTGATTATCAAAGCGTTTATTATAGCGACTTGCTTATTGCTACGCAGTGGTACGACGGGCGCGCTGTGCCCGCTGATGCGCAAAACACTGGCGGTATTATTGATGTTAATGAGTATTGGCCTAAAGGTACAGACCGTATTGTAGGCATTGTAGCACACAATAACGCGTTGTTTATTATGGGCCGTGAGTCTATTTTGGTGTACAACAACGCTGCTACGGGCGATCCTGCAGCCGCTGACGGAATTGCGCTGGCTGATACCATTACGGGTATAGGATGCGTGAACCGTGACGCTATTGCTAACATTGGTTCTGACGTTCTATTTGTTGACGACTCCGGTGTGCGCTCTTTAGGCCGTACAATCCAAGAGAAGTCTGCACCGCTAGGCGACTTGACGGCTAATGTGCGTCGAGACATTACTGACATTATTGCTCTTACGGCAGACAAGTCTACCATTTCACTGTCCTACTGGCCCGATGAAAACTTAACCGTTGTTAATTTTAGCAACGATCAGCAGGCATTTGCTATTGAGATGCGAGCGCCTAGCGTTACGGGAGGCAATAAGGTAACGCGCTGGACCGACACGGTTTGGGAGCGCGCTATGTATTATGAAATAGACGGCGAAGCGCGTGTGTTGCTTGCAAGCTCTGCTAGCGACTACGGTTTGTTTCTTTATGAGAGCGGCGTAAGTTACAATAACGAGCCGTTTGAGTTTAAGTACGAGTCTAATTCGTTTACGTTTGGTCAGCCCGCTAACTTTAAGTTTGTAAAGCAGATTGACTTTACCGTCGTGTCCACGCTAACGGATGCGCAAGCGTATGCGGGCTGGGGCTACAGCGGGCGTCTTGACTACACTAAAGCACTAACTATTACGGCACAGGCGCCAGCATTTTATAACGTAGCATATTACAACCAAGACGACGAATATGGCCCTGGTCTTACGACCTTTAAGCGCTATCGCGTCAACGCTAAAGGGAGCGGCGAGTCTGTGCTTATTGGCTTTCGTACAGAAATTAACGGTAATACTTTAAGTCTTCAAGAGATTAACGTACAAACCCTTATTGGGAGGATTATTTAATGAGCCTTTGGAACTTGTTAGGCGCGGGCGGAGCGCTTGCTGCGGGCCTAGATATTTCAGAAGAGATGCGAAAAACAGGCAGCCAAGGCGCCGCCGATATGATGGCGCTTGGCGAGCGAATGGCTGGCGAAACCGCATTCCGGGGCTATGGTGTACAAACGGGGCTAGGACGTTCTCAAGTGTCGCCTGACGGCGGCATGACGCTAGGCGTAGGTCCACAAGCGGGTTTGATGCAAGGCGGTCAGCAGCTCTACGGGGGCGCTCAGGCAGCAATGCAAAGCGCCCTTGGTGATACTGCAGCACGCGAGCAAGAAATCTTTAATCGCGCTATGGCTATGCAAGAGCCGGGACTGCAGCGTGCACAGGCCGCACAGCAAGCCCGTGAGTTTGCTATGGGACGTGGCGGTGTACGTGGGTCACAGTTTGGTGGCACCGCTGAGGATGCCGCTATGGCCCGTGCACGCGCTGAGGCAATGAACCAAGCGTCTTTTCAGGCAATGGGGCAAGCGCAGCAAGAAGCAATGAATCAAGCTCAGATG